CGTATTGGTTTGGATGGCCGCAACTGCAACCACCTTTATCGTCGCAAGACAGAGTCGTTCGTGCGCCCGCATGGCCGCCCGCGCCTCCGCCGCCTCCGCCGCCTGAACCGCCGCCTACGTGGGTACCATCATTTACGACCTCGTAGGTGCCGGTCCCGGACGTTATCTCGAAAAGGATCGCGTCGGTGCCGTTTCCGCCCGCGCCTCCCGCGTTACCTGTGCTTTGCGCGGGGGTAGACCCCTGCGCCCCGTCGAAACCGCAGACGGTTGCACTTGATGCGATGTTGATGGTCAGGTTCGACGCCGCGTTTAGAGCACCAGTTCGCATGGCCGGGTTGCCGCTCGTCGCCGTGATAGCAACGCCGCTCGCAACATTAACGATGATCGCCGTTGTGTCGGTGGAGGCGTTATATCCGGCAGCGGTCGCCAAGGTGAGGATGTTCACGTCCGACGTATTCGACGTAATGTCGAGCGTAAGAGCGCTGACTACAGACTGACCGCCCTGTACGATGGGCATAAACATGTTACTGGAGCGCCTTAACCGTCAATGCGGAGAACGTGGTCGATCCGTCGTTGTACCTCGTGATGTACATGAAAAATTCGTGACCGTTCGTGGTCGTCAGGTCATCGCCATCGACCTTCGTGAAACCGCTCGTCGTTACGGTCCCAGCAGACGCATTATTTTTGTAAAGAATGACCATAGTGCAGTTATACGCAGGTGGTGCGAGGGTGTGCGCTCCTCCATTAACTGCGTGTTGAAAGTTTGAGGTGCGCGGGTCTGGTGTAAAAGTGCCACTGCTCTTGGTTCCTGCGTCGCTATTTGCGGAGGTATAACCAACCGTCAATTCGTCGGTTGTGTCGGCTTTCAAAATGTCAGCGTCGTAAGCCTGAACATCGGAGCCAATCGCCACGCCTAGGTTTGTACGCGCTGCACTGGCGGTGCTTGCGCCTGTGCCGCCATCCGCAACAGCTATATCTGTAATTCCAGTTACCGAGCCGCCTGTAATCGAAACACTATTTGCTGCTTGAGTAGAGATAGTTCCAAGCCCGAGGTTTGTACGAGCGTCACTAGCACTGCTTGCACCGGTACCACCGTCTGCCACCGTAATATCTGTAATCCCAGTTACCGAGCCGCCGGTAATTGAGACACTATTTGCTGCTTGGGTAGCAATAGTACCAAGCCCGAGGTTTGTACGTGCACCTGATGCAGTCGAACTGCCTGTACCGCCATCGGCAACCGCAAGGTCCGTAATCCCCGTCACACTACCACCGGTAATTGCAGCGTTGCTGGTGGTCATAGTAGAGAACGTGCCCGCCCCAGCGCTAGACGCACCAATCGTCGCGCCGTCAATAGTACCCCCGTTTATATCGGCAGTGGTAAGCACAGCACTACTAATGGTAAACACACCCGTGCTGTTAGCGATAGACCCTGATGCTGTGCCGTCTTTAGCCTTAATGTTCGTAACTTCGAGGTTCGTGGTATCGACGGTAGTGGCATTTACAATTTCTGTCTGGCATGACTCTACATTTGTGCCGTCACAGAACAAAAAGGCAGTAGACCCGTTAGCAACCGCCACACCAGTACCAGAAGCAGTTTTTAGTGTAACTGCCTGACCAGAAATATTTTTAAGCACATATAGTTTTGAGGCTGCGGGACAGACAATAGTAGCTGCACCGGAGGGGTTGCCTCCCCCATCGTCATCTGCAACTAGAACGGCGCACCGCGACTCAGCGGTCGTACCGTCTGCAGACGTAAGCGTGTGGCTATTTGCCGTCCATGAATTGATCGTAGCGAGGCCAGCAACAGCCTCTTCCACCATCTTAGTAATGTTGTCGTTTACGACATCGCCCCACGAACCACTAAGCTCACCCTGTACGGGCAGCGCCAGTTTAAGAATAGTTGTGTATTGAGTGGTCATATTCTGCGCTCCATACCTCGCATCTGTATATTAACTTATACAGACCTAAAATCCACTAACATTTTGCCAGTTAGGCGTCTGGCTTGTATCTACTTCGCCCCATATAAACACATCCCCCACACTCCCAGTACAAGACACCCCGGTAGGGGTAGCTATAACCGCGCCAGTAACTGTAACAGTGCCAAGATTCGCAGTCGCAGATACTCCAGTTACTGATACAAAATTAGAGTTCTTTACTGTAATTGTCCCCAACGAAGCTGTGGCTGACAGCCCTGAAGGGGATATGTTTGCGTCGGCTGTAGTAGTAACAGACCCAAGACCGGCGTTAGCACTAACCGAAGTTACAGATACAACAGAATCTGCAACCACCGTAACCGACCCGAGAGCAGAAGTACCGGCTAAACCAGATGCAGAGACATTAGCATCTGCAACTACTGATACAGTGCCAAGGGCAGTAGTACCTGCTACTCCGTCAACAGATACTGCTAGTTGGTCGGTGCCCCAAGCCGTTTGACCCCAAGCACCCGACCCCCAACCAGAATATTGTGCGGATGAGGGCACTTGGAATCCTTACTTAAGCAATACGAATAATGGCGCTGGAAGCGTCAGCCGTTGGGAACGTAATCTGGAAATCACCGGCGGTAGAAGTTTTGTCACCACCAAAATCAAGCACCGCAACTGACGGATTACCACCACCAGACTTATAAATAAGCGCCCCCCGCGCCGTAATCGTGGCTGAAGACCACGTGGTATCAGAAAAATCGAGATACGCGGTGGTTCCTGAAGTGGTAGGGGCCACAACAGTCAGCGTGTTCCCACCAGCAGTATACCCGGTCCCGCTAACTTCGTTAGAGGTGGTATACGCCGTAGTAGCAGCGTCGAGAGAGGCTGAAGAGGTGTACAGCGCAATCTTAAAAGTCTGTGATGTGTCGCTACTAAAATCCATTTCGCCGTCAAGGAGGGCCTTCTTGAACGACGTGCACATAGCCTGTGTGATTGCCATAATCTATCTCCTATGATACGGCCTGCCGAAACTGTCCAGAACGATAAGTATCTTCTCTTAACTTACCATCACCCAGTACCTTCAGCAAGTTTATTGACTGTAGGTATAGTTTTTCATACAACGCAACAACATCCTGCTCGCCCTTTAAGAAGCGTATGGCTTCTATAAGTGCGCCGTTTAGCAATGCAGAGTCAAACTCATCCCCTAGCCATGTCGTTCCGGCGGTAACAATAGACTCTGGGTAATACCCGTAATGCAATTCAGTTGTGTAATTGCTGTCAGGTGTTGGACCCACCATAAACGTACCGTCAGAGAAATACGCGTAATGGACGGGCAAACCACCGGGAGAAGACGCTGGGTACGCCTCACGGATGAAATTAACGTCTTTATTTAGTAGAAAGTGGTAATTACTACTGCCATCTACGACTGCTAGAGAGTACGACCACAGAAAGTCCGTGGGCATACTGAGGTAGCTATTACCGCTTGTAAACGCACCGGTTACATTTCGGCGCAGGGCCGGAAACTGCACAGAGCTATAGATTTTTTGCTCGGCCTGTTCAGTGAACAGGGCAAGTTGATCGTCTGTGAAAGAAGTTTCACAGATATCCTGTATGTGGGCCTTTAGCTCTGTATAGTTCATAATTAGGCCATAGGACCACGGGCCATAGTGCCCTTAACTGCCGCCCCAACACCACGAACCTTCACGCCAGAGGTTTTAACACCCTTCATATCGCCCTTTGGGCCATACACTTTTGGCATGTTCGTGGCTTTTGCGGGCATATTAGATGTCTTTTTCATATCTAACTCCTATCCTGTGGTGACAGTAACAGAACCTACTGAAACTGTCCCTACTAAATTGTTTGGTGTCAGGCCAAACGGGTCGTTCATACCTACTGGTTCCCAACCAAACTGTATATCCCGGCTCGACGTTAATTCAGCAGAGTCAGGGCGAGGGTCTCTAAGAGCCTGCGGGTCGTCAACGGGGTACTCACCAAGATGTAATTGCGGGTGGTCGGGGTTCCAACACTCAGGACACGCCTTAATGTTAGTGTTTCGGCCTTTTACAATAAGTTCCTTAAGTTCCCGTAACTTATACTGAAAACCACAGACATCACATATGGCAAGAGCTTTTTGGGAAGATGCAAATCTCTGCGACATCAGTATACCCTAGACACGCGTGGAACAAACCGGACTGCCGCTTTCTCCCTGTCTTCGCCAGCGGCTAGGTTAAACTGCTCATCGTACTCAGCCTTGAGCATCTGTGCGCGGCCTGCTAGTTCTGGCACTTTCATAGCAATTTGATAAGCCAGCCCAGCAACAAGGCACGGGAAGAAGCGGAAGTTCATATCCGGCGTCTCAACACCACGCCCGGCGTCCTCAACACGCCGCATACGCCAGTAAACGAAGGTATAGTCGTTACTATCCGGCACAGGCCAGACGTTAATCTTGGGGGCGTCACGAAGGCGCTCCACCCAAACCTGAATCGGCCTGCCGGTAGACAGCTTATTAGGGATAGAAGAGTAGGTGCTGACGCTAATACGGCTGATATTAAGGTCTGACTGCGTAGCGACATTACCTGCATTAGTTCGAATAACCTGCTCCAGCAGGTCAATGGTGTCGGCGGGGAGGGTGTACTCACTTGTACCATCCACGAGGCTGACTGTACCCTCGTCAATAGTCCACATGTTGATGCCACGGTTCTGCCACTCAATAGTAAGCAGATTCATAGACCTACGTGCGGTACGCAAATCATAGCCCGACCGCATCTCTCGACCCGCACGTTCCCACGCCTCTTCAGCGATCTCCGTGAAGTCCATATCAAATGCGGTAGTGCCTGAAGTCGTCATTTGCGTTTCCAACTTTCGCGGGCTTTTCTCTTCGCTTTACTAGAGAGTTCCCCATAATGAAATAACTTTTTAGATGTATTAGACATGCTTTTGCCGGTCATAATCGTGCCATCCGGATGTTTGTGCATA